TTGCCATTTTATATTCCTCCTAGAATACGTAAATATAGTCCTCTAGGGCTGTCGACTATACGCGTCTATATTTACTTATTTGTTATTAATGTATAGTGGCTAAAATATATAGTAATTTTGAGTAGAGTGCAAGAGATTGCGTAGTGAATGTACGTATTTCGACGATGTAGCTTTTTCCTAAGTAGCTACTGAAACTTCTGGAGCAGCGCCTTCAACGCTATTTTTTCTGTGAGCAATAGCTGCTTCTTCCAGCTTGATCTTTGTAATGACTTCTCTAACTTTGTCATCAATTCTGACCATTTCAAGAGTATATCTATCATTAGATAGATGCTCCTGTTCCCACTTCAACTCCAAGGACCTTTTTGCTTTGTATAGGTCTTGTATCATTAATAACCTCCTCAAAAGTTATACGATTAAACTTAGAATATTGTTTTCCAAGATTTTCCCATTTTACACTGTTTTCTCCTAGTTTGTCAAGTATTGCTTGCTCAACGGATTTAGCGTTATCTTCAGCTAATATTTCAAATTTAGCGTGATGATAATAAGCCCAGATATTTATAAGAAATTTTTTCATTTACACCTTTTTAATTAAAAAAGGGGCCGTTTTGAGGCGGCCCCTAAATTTTATTGATTACGTTGCGTTTGATCCGAATACGCCTCTTGGATCTGAGAATCCAAATACGTATCTTTCTCTCGCTTTGTATCTAACGTTACCAGTATCAAAGTCACCTTCCATTGAAGTTTTGATAGGTGATCTATTGAAATGCTTAAGTCCATTAGGCACATCAGTTTTAATGAAGAATTTCTTCGCAGCAGTTAAGTAGTTATTTACTACATATCCACCAGAGATCATTCCCATATTTCTGATTGCGTTAATGTCATTATCAGCTGTACCTGTTCTACCAACAGTATTCATAAGTCTGTCAGCAGTAAATTGAAGAGCTGAAGGAATTACTAATTTAACTCCTTGCGCCGCAATTTTTAGGCCTCTTTCATCAGTAAGAGCCGCGATGTCAATCAACGACTGTTCTAATGAAGTTTCATTAAGTTCAGCAGCTACTGTTAATTCATTTGAAAACGTACCAGCTAATGTAGGATGGTCATTAGCGCAAAGCTCCTTACCATCTCCACCAGCGAAGTTTGAATCAAATGCATTGTTAAGTACCGCTGCACCTTTGATATTCTTAGTAGACGCCATAGATCTTGCTAAAGCTTTTGTATATCTAGACGCAAGTCTGTCATACAAGTTATCTTCGATAGCTTCTTCTGTAATAGCGAATGCTAATGCAATCGTTTCGTTAGTATAACGAGCTGTGAAAGTTTCTTGTGCATCGTCAAAAGTTACACCCTGTCCTTCAGGTTTAACGTTTGCATTTGCGAAACCAGCTAACATTACTTCCTCTTCGAAAGCTCTGTCTGATGATTCAGTGTCAAAAATTTCTGCCCACTGCTCGCCGTATTGTTTGTATTCAAGTCCAAATAGTGCATTCAGACCTGGCTCTAGTTCTTTAACTAGTTGTGCTCTTGATATTGCCATAATTTATATACTCCTATTTAGATTATGCGTATAAACCAGCGCCGCCAGCGATCGCAACAATAACATTTCCACCTGCAACAGTGAAATCTTTATTATCTTGATCATTGCCGTAAGCAACTAATTTAAACATTCCCGTTGTAGCAGCTGAACCAACATCTAACGTAGTGATCGATTGACCATCTTTGTTATCTGTCGCTGTGTAATTATTTACGTTGAAGTTGTTTGCGCCACCGATTAGGGTTTGAGCAACAGCTGCATCCGCTTTAATTTCATACTGTTGAAACGGGTTGTTGATTATAAACGCTTCAATTTCATTTGAACCGTTGTTGTAGTTTTTAGATGTAGTTTGACCTGCAACAATGTTATTGCTGAAAGTTGGTTTGCCTGAAGCATCTATATAGAAAGCTCCATTGAACACACCTGTTAATAATGCGTCTGCATTACTAGCCCAAGCTGTTCCACCGGCTCCACCATCATCTGTAAGTGTAAACGCTGCGTCTTGTTGGTAACCTTGGTTGCCTGCATCTTGTGTAGACATAGGATCACCTTTGTTGACTGCAACGCCTGGTGCTGTTTGGATTCTGTACTCAGCTTGACCAGATGTAGCTGGAGTTTGTCCAACTGTATTGATCGCTCTAAGTCCGAATCCTACTGTACTTGCGTTTGCCATAGTTTTTCTTCCTTGTTATGTACCTGCCTTGAAAGGCCTCCGGTACGGATTAATTTAATTCGTTGGTAGGAATTACTAAATAATTAGCTTTTCTTTGTACCACCGAAGGTTACACGAGTATTAGATTCCTTTTGGAATTTCATACTTGGATGCTGTTCCTTCATAAGATTGTTCTCTACTGCTTCTTCTTTTGCATCGTTTTGCTTTTTATAATAAGCATCGATTTGAAGCGCAATCTCCTCTGGTATCCTAGCCAGCAATAGGCCTCCCACTCCGATTATTCCAGCGTATCTGCCTTCAGTCATCTCTGGATATTGAGTGTCTGGATATTCGTCAGCTCTCACTAACTCCCATCCTTCTCTCAAAGATGATGCTACATTTTTAGCATCTGATTGTCCGAGTATTTCGGAACGTATCCATTGATGTCTATATCCAGTTGGCGCTGGGGGTGCATCAAGTGAGTTGGGTGGAGTCCAAACCTTTTTGACTTCTATTTTGTCTCTAGTTTGACTCGCACGTGAAGTTTTTATTTTATCGTTTTCCATATGCTTTATACTCCTTCCGTGATTTTTAATTGTTTTGCATAATCTTCTAATGGCACACCTAATCTTTTAGCAATTGCTACCTGTGAAGGTGTGAGCTTAACAGTTTTTTTGCGTCCTGTTGAGGCTGAACGTCTAGCCGATGCTACATTTTGAGCAGGTTTTGCTCTCTCTGTAGTTGAGCTCTCTATCTTATCAAATTTATGGGGAAATTCAAGTCTTATTCTTTTATCAACTTCCGTATAATATTCGTCAGATTTAGGATCATATCCTTCTTTTTCTACCAATGTCTTATGGATATCAAAAGCAGTATATGTCATAGCAGAATCGTTACCAAACCAACTGTTTCTAGATGCCCAATCTTCAGCTCTAGGATCAGATTGTTGTGGTGCTCTTTGTTGAGGAGTAATATTTACTTCTCTTTCTTGAGCTTTTGGTTTTTGTTCATTTGCTACTTTTAAAGAATTAACTCTAGCTTCATCCATTGTTAAAGCTGCTAACTGCTGTTGTGCAGCAATTTGTGCTTCTACATCTTGTGATTCAATAGCATTTTTAAGAGCAAGTTTTGCTGCTGCTAAACCTGTTTTAACTCTACTTTCAAATTCAGAAACATAAGAAGTGTCCATTTTAGACATTCTTCCTTCCATTTCATCATTTCTATTTTTAATAGATTGAGCATAAGCTACTGCTTCTTCTTTTTGTCTTTCAGCTTCTCTCATCTTACGAGTTAGTTTAGCAATTCTTTTTTGAACGCCTTCACTATATTCTTTTAACTCATCAGGTTCTGCTTTTTTCTCCTCAACTTTTTCAGGAGTTTTTTCTTCGGATACCTGTTCTACTTCTATCTCTTCTTTTACCGTTTCTACTTTTTCCGGTTCACCTTTATCATCTAAATTAATTTCGGCTCCTTGTTCTTCACCTACATCAATAAGATCTTCTACTTTTTTGTTTTCGTTTTCTGTTGGCATAGTTTCCTTCCTATGTTGTTAAATATAATGAAGAACTGATTCGGGATCACCTATAGTCCCTAACACTTCATCATCGTTTAATATACGCACTTCTCCGCCTTCTATTGGTAATCTTGCGCCAGCATATCTAGCGAACATCACCCAATCTCCTACTTTGCACCAAGGCTTACCAAATTTATTTTTGTCAGCGTATGCAAGATCTCCCATTTTTAAAACATAACCACAAGTAGTTGCGATTCTAGCTTTATCTAATTGTTCTTGAGAGAATAAAATTCCACCTTTAGTTTTTTCTTTTGGTGTAAAAGGTAAAACTAAAATTCTATAGCCGACCGGTTCTGGTAACTGGTCTTCTAAATCTTTAATATTGTCTTGATCTAATCTTTTAGCGTGAGGTTCTTCTTTTTTCTCTTGCTCGTATTTTTCTTCAAGTGCCAATTTAATTTTTGGGACTTCCTTTTCCTTTTCCTTTAATGTCGATAACGTTTCCGTCATTTTGCTCCTTTTCATCGTTGTTTAGCAGGTTAGAGATTTCCTGAGTTACTATTTGATAAGCGTGTGCTTGTCCTAACATATACTTATATTTTTCCATACTGTCAACCCCACCAGTAATCATACTATCTCCAATTTGTTGTAATGTAGCGTTGATTCTTTTTTTTAGTTTTTCTATTATTATTAAATCATCCATCTTTTCTCCTTTTATTTCGCAAGAGTTTTACTCTTGATTTCCAACACCATCCACTTACTTTAATAGCATATGTCTCAACAAATGCAATGGCTCTATCAATTTGATTAAAGTATTTTAATAAAAATTTATCTAGCACTTCCATCTTTTTCTAGCTTGACGTAGTCTAGAATTAGGATCTTTTGCTGCTTTTGGAAATTTCTTCATTTGACCTGCGCTTCTTGCACAGTACGACTTACGTCGGTTTGCAGCTTTTGACCCTTTTTTCACTTTACCAGTCACGGCTGTTTTTAGTTTAGAACCGGGATTTTTTCTTCTGTAGGAAGCGACACCGGCTCGGGTCATTCCTGCTCCAGATTTTGTAGATCTGAAATTTTTCTTGTTTCTTGCAGGCATATTATCCTGTTTTCTCATAACTATTTTTTCTTTTTTCTGGTAACTACAATCTTACCATCTACTTCTTTAACTTTCATACCAGCAGATTCAGTTTGTTTTTTAAGTTGATTGTATTTTTCTGATGGAGTTAATTTTTTATTTTTAGCCATTATTTTTTCTTTGCTGTTTTTGCAGCTTGTTTAAATTGTTTTTTAGTAGGTGCGCCTTTAGTTCCAGGTTTTCTCATTTTTTCTTTTGAGCCTGCAGCTATACGTTTACGCTTCGCGTGAATGTTAGCGTAAAGTCCACGTTTAGCCATTATGCTGTACCGCCTTTTTTGTAGCCCATTGCTTTAGCTACTTTAGGTGCTTTTTTTTTCAACGCTCTTAGACCTTTTCCTTTTTTACCCGCAGGTATTTTTTTCTTAGTCATTACACTTACATCTCTTTCCAAATAGTTTTTCAACTATTTTATTTAACCACTTTTTAAACATAATAAACTACTTGTTTATTTTGCCAGATTTTTTAGCTTTAGAACCAAATTTACCATAAGACTCATTAGCAGAAGCTTTTAATTGCTTCTTAGTTCTTTTTTTTCTAATTCTCATAGCAATTGATTCGTCTTTTCTATCTTTGTAACCCTGTTTTTTCTTTTTAACAGAACCACCTTTTTTATACATAGATCCACCCTTCATACCCATATCATCTTTATAGTAGCCAGATGCCATATCTTTTCTTGCTGTAGACATTCCGCCTCCCATTTTTCCTACACGTCCACCAGATTCATATCTGTAGCCGTTTCTTACTCCATTTTTTCTCATTATTTTTTTCCTCCGTTATTCCTAAATATTTGTGTTCCCTTTATTCCGTAAATGCTCGCCACGACAAGGATCCACAAATTTGTAAACCACGACGGCAATGACGCGAAATGGTCAAAGAAAATTTTTACTTTGTCCATAGCAGTCGGATCGTCACTTACGACTGCCCAGGCTAAAATTGCGATTGGCGCCGAGAGGATTAATAAAACCGCCTCGTCTTTCCAATCAGATTGCCTAGCCTCTAACAATTTACCTTGGTAAGCTTCCTTACCTTCAGCCATACGCGAAGCGTGCATAAGTTGTGCTTCACTCATAGCCATTTTCGTTTTCTGCTTGTTAGCGTAAATTTTACTTCCAGCAGAAACGGCTAATTTAATTGCCTGAAACCACATATTAGTACCAAGTAGCTTTTACAGGTTTTTTGTCGGCTCTCATTCTTCTAGTGCCTTTAACATCTACAACCTGTGATTCATTAGGGTCTGTAGCTTGAATTGTAACGCCACCAGTTTGGTAACCGTCTTTGCCAACTCCTAATTCTTTTGTAACTTTAGGTTCTTTTGTTTTTTTAATCATAGTTTCTCCTTAATTTAGGTTATATCTACTTTTTTTTAAAATTTCTACCAAAATCGTGAACTTTACTAGCATCAGACATCTGTTGTTTAGCTAATGATACTCCAGCTCTTAAATTTGCTAAATCTTCGTTCTGTTCTAGCTTAGCTTCTTGGTTTTCTTGGTTCATTAGAGCTTTCATCTTGTCTAAATTCAATCTTTCTTGACCTTCTTCTTCTTTTCTTTCGTTATCCATTGCTTTTAAATCAACTTCTCTTGATTTTATCTTCAATAATGGGTCACCAGCAAACTCACCAGTAATTTTTTCTTCTTCTTTAGCGTAATCTTCTTGCATTTCAGCAATTAATTGCGCTTTTCTAGCTTCAATAGCGTTGGTTATTTGTTGAACTCGTTGTTGTTGTTGCATCATCTGTGGATTTTGCATCATTCCTTGTGCCATTGCAGGATTTTGTGCTCCCATTTGTTGCATTTGTTGTTGTATCATTTGTAATTCTTGTAATTCTTCAACAAATTCTATTTGAACTTGTTCTTGAGCCATTAAACTAATGTGTTCTAATATATTCTTTTGCATTGCACCCATAACCATTGGATTATTTTGTACCATATTCAATCTCATAAAATTTAAGTGAGCATCTATGTGTGCTTTGTGATCTTGACCAGGGAAAGCTTGAAATGGTTTTTGTGACATAGATAAAATATGTTCTAATGCAGGATCCATCGGCATTGGTTGTGCAGGTGGAGGTAAAATTGCATTTACGTTTTTCACACCCAGCGCATCATACATTGATCTATATGCTTGATACAAATTATGCATTTGAGGATTTGATTGCGCCAGTTGTAATTGACTTTGAGCTATAGATATTCTTTGCGTCTGTGAGAAAATGTTTGGATCTGCTACAGGTAAAATATCTATTCTGTCATCGAAGTCTTGAACTTTAATTTCTCTAGATGCATTAGGTACATCATAAGGATAAACAGGTGGTAAATAAGTTTTAAAGACATTAGCTAATAATTTAAATTCTTCTTTAAGTCCTACATATAATCTTTTGTGAATAGCCGACATTACACGTGAACCACGTTCTAATAATGCTACTGTGGTTCCAACTGCAGCTTGTTGATTCATATCACCCACTTGCATATCAGAAATTGCTGCAAATCTTTGACCTGCAGAAACCACAACACCCATTAATTGTAATAAAGTTTGATCAGGTCCTTTGAAAGGTAAAGTCATAAACTGATCTTTAATATTACCACCAGGTGCATCTACATCTCTAAACTCACCAGGTTGTAATGGTTGTGCATCATCTCTAACTCTAATACCTCTGGATTTAAATCCTGCTGGTAAGTTAGCTAAAGTTCCTGCATCTAATAATTGTCTTAATGCTGCTGTTGCAGTTCTCGTTAAACCACCAATCATATGAATTAAACCAAAACCATAAAAACCAGTTCCTGGTAAAAATTTAAATTGTACAAAATAATTGATTTTGTTTTTTTTAGGATCTTCTGCTTTGTAATTTCTTCTTATAGATAAAATTTTATTATTAGCTTGAGCGACAGTTACAACATAAGGAAGTTTTATTCCTGTAGGCTCACCATCTTGACTCATATCTTCATAACCATCTAAATCTAAATTAGTATGAATTTCATAAAGTGTGTATTGATCTTCCTGACCATCTTTAGAAATTCCTTCTAATTCTAATTTTTTATCTTCTAATTGGTTTTCTGTAACAGGAGGTGTTCCTAATTCTACATCTCTGTAAAATCCTGCTACTTGTTGTTTTCGTAACTCATTTTCTGAAATTTTAATAACGTGAATAACTGCTTCTGCATCTTCTAATGAATTTGCAGAATAAGGTACGATTAAATCGTCTGCAGGTACGAATTTAGAAACCGCCCTACCTAAAAGATCGTCATAATAAACTTTCTTAAAGGTAGATCCGGATAGAGGGAGATAAAAAAGCATTTGGTCAAATTCTGGTTCATATTCTTTCATTTGATCCATAATTTGGTAATTCATAAAATCTTTAACACGTTTAGCTTGCTCTTCTTTAGCAACATTAACGTCACCTAAAATTTGAGTTCTAACCGGGCCATCTGATGGTAATAATTCTTTGTAAGCTTGTGCTTGAAATTGTGTAACTGATTCAGCAAGTACAGGGTGATTAACACCTGATGCACCTCTAAAAGGTTCTGTTCTTCTTTCGTATTTAAAACCTAAAAGTTCTAAACCATTTCTGTAAGTGTCTTCCCAATCTGCTCTTGATTCTCTGTATTCAGTATATTGGTCAACCATTTTAGAACCTAAAGGTTCTAAAACACCGTCATCTAAACTTTCTGCAAGGTTTGCAAAGTGATCTTGATTTGGATCTATTTCTGAAGCGCTAGGGTTAAACGAAATTTCTGCTCCACCATCTTCAGTCATATCTACTTCAACAGGTCCTGTTGGAGTATCAACAACTTCTGCTGATTTTACAGTTTCAATTTCAACCGCTTTATTTTCAGGGTTATTAACTTCGTTAATATTCGGTAATGGTTTATCTATAGTGGCCATTTGGCTATTCTACCTTCTTTTAAATAATGATTCAACACCTGACTCGCTGATATCAGGTATTTTGATTACTGTCAAACTTACATCTTCAGTGACAGGGCCTCCATCGGCCATTTTAGTTTTAGGCTCACGTTTCATAATTTCTATAACTTCATCTGATGATCTACCTGTTTTCATTAACATTAAAGCTTGATCTAAATCAGCAAGCGCTAATGCTTTTTTATCATTTGGTAAATTTGCTATCATTTCTGCCATTTCATTTGGTACTCCAGGATATTTAGCTTTAATTACATCAGCTGACATCATTTCTACTGGAATATTTGCATTTTCTATTCCACCATATCTTTTAGCATCTAAAGCGTTTTCTACATCTAAAGATTTTTGATAATAATCATCTGTCTTGGGTCCACCAAATTTTTGCATTGATGTTAATTCATCTGCTTCATCCGGAGTAAATAATCTTGAGTCACCCGACATCTCGGCTTCTTCGGCTTTCTTTTCTAAATATCTTTTTCTTCCTGGTTCTCCTGGTTTAGGATCTAATCGGCCAGCTTTGTAATCTGTAAACATTTCAGCTTCGTAAGCTTTTTGATCTTTTAAAATTTGATTTGCACTCTCAAGAGTGCCATCAAAATCATAATATTCTTCTGTTGGATCTAAACCAAATTCATCTGCAAAATCGGTAATTTCTTCATCAGTCATTTGTTTCTTTTTTCCTTTGGCTAATTTTGCAAGTGCAGCAATACCATCCTTAACAAACTTACCGCTTTTAAAACCTACTCTGCCACCTGCAGCATATTTTTTCTTAACAAATTTTTCAAGATTACTAATACCACCAGCTATTCCTTCTTGTTCTTCTTTGCCGTAAGGTCCATAAATTTCTTCAGCTTCATATAATTCTTCTACTGTTCTACCCTTTGTAGTTTCATCTGCTGATTTTCCTATTTGACCCATTGCTCTGGTACCTTCATCTGTATCAAAATACACAGAAGTTGTTCCATCACCCATATTGACATCAACCATAACGTCTGATCTTTCTGGATGAGTAAAAGTTTTAATTCTATCTTCTTCTCTAATTAAAGTTCCTTCATCCATAACTTTTTTAATTACAGAGTTAAAAAAGTCTACACCTTTACTTGCAACTTGTTCAATACCTTCACGCGCACCTTCGGTTTTAAATACATTGACGTATTTACCGATAGCGGGTGCACTAGCTAAAGCCATTAATCCTTTTATAAAACTTCGTCTATTCATCTTTGTTAAATAAGTTGTATATCATACCTTCTTTGTTTTGATAATTTTTATATGCATCATATCCTGACATTCCTAGCCCTAATGCTAGTCCAGGTAATCCTAAAAATCTAGATGCTCCCGCAATCATTTTTGGACTCATACCCATTCTTAAAATTTGTCCTGTAATGCCTGGTCTTGCTGCACCTACATTACTTAAGTTAAAATAATTCTTTGCACCTTCTAACATAGTTCGTTTGGGTGCATCTCTTACAACTCCAGAAAGTTTTGATAAAGGTTCCATTAATGAAACACCTAATGCTGGTCCTAATGGATCAGTTAATACTTCTGTCATTGTTTCACCTTCATCTAATCTTTTACCTGCAACAGCTCCCTCAAATAAACCTGTAACTAATGGCGTTCCAAAAGTTGTAAGTACAGGTCTTAATGCACCACTAATACCAAGCGCGGATCTGATTCTACCTTTTCCTTTTGGTAAAGGTCCTCTTTCACCAACACCTCTAGCAGTTCTATAAGCTCCTGGTATTTCTTCTGCAGCAAATCCTAAAGATGTTCCTGCTGCAACTTTTAATGGATTATCTTTAACGTATTCTAAAATTTGATTTTGATCTGCTTTTTTATCATCAGTGGCATTTACAATTGATCCCACTGTAGCGTCATATTTAAGTGGTACGCCGACAACGGGTTGTTTGACTTGTGGTTGTGATACTTCTGCTGCTTCTGCAGATCCTCCTAAAACACTTAGAGTTCCAACTCCTATGGCACCTAAAGCAATAGTAGGAAGAGCTTTAGCAAGACTTCCTCCCGATCTTACAACTGATCTTGCTAAATCTACTAAAACATTTTGATCACTAATTCCAATAAAAGCCGGTCGTGTAGTTTCCTCTGTTATTTTTTTTAAAATTTCCGCTGAAGGTGGTTCTTTAAAACCAAGACTTTTATAAGTGAAAGTTGTATCAACAGGTTTTAAATTGTCTACTCCCTGACTATATAATTTTTTAGCTTCAGGATCTCTTACATAAAAATTTATTGCGTCATCTGCTTTATCTAAAAAATTTTCAAATTTAGGTTTATATCCAACTTTTCCTACATCATTAACTCTTAACTCTACTTTTAATTCTGTAGCCTTATCTAAAATAGCTTTTACTTCGTTTGCATATTTTGGATTATTATAATTTTTATTTAAAAAAGTTTCTGCGTTTGTTTTAAAATTTTTATGTACTGTTTCTGGTAATACTTGAAGATTACTTAAAAAAGCTCCTCGTCCTTGAGTCTGTCCTTTAACAACAGGATCTATATGTTCTATCTCAAAAACTCTTCTTTTTTTTAAATCTGTAAATGTAGGATTTTTTTTTAAAATTTTACCTGTTATTGGATTTACAGTTGTAGATAAAGCATCTACAACTTTTGGACTACTTAATAAATAATTAGGATTTTTCTTTATTAAATCTCCCATTACATCAATTCTTTTATTAAAACTAATGTACTTTAATTTTTCTAAAGGAGTTAATTTTGCATAAGCTTTTGATTTCATAGCTCGTCTTAAATTTTTTTTTAAATATATTTTAGAAAGATAATCACTTCTAATATTAGGATCTTTAATTACTTGTCCTGTAGTTGTATCAATTTTTTCACCTCTTAATTTTCTTTCTCTTTTTACTTTTTTTTGTTGTTTTTGAGTGTAAGCACGCCATTGAGAAAGTTCGTTTGGACTTAATAATTTTTCCGCAGCATTTAAATTTCCTATAGGAACATTTTTAGTTGCGCCAAAACCTTTTGCGGCTAATGGTGTATTAGCTAAAGGTTTATTCCAATTAGGTGTATGTGGTTTATTTGGATTAGCAATCCTTTCTTTAATGTAAGAAGTATACTCATTTACCGACATAGCGTTTTTATCAGCAAGATAAGATTTAAAATTTCTTAAAATATTTTCTTCACCACCTGTACTACCTTTTAAACGTAATTCTTTTCTTTTAGTTAAAGCTTTTTTATTAATATCTTTAATATTATAATTATTTTCTTTAATAGCTTCTTCAAAAATAGAAATTAAATATTCAGGAATTTTAGCCATTATCCCCTCCTAGTGAACATTGAAGCGAGGCCACCGTCTGCAAATGGTGATCCTTGTTCTACCGAATCATATCCAGAACCAGCTTGTTCTCTAGATTCTTGAGATACACTTGCACCTGCACCATCATTTAGAGAGTCATAGAAACCTTGTCCTTGTGCCATTGCAGCTTCAAACGCTGCTTGTCTTGCTTGTTCTTGTAATGCTTCTTGTGCTTTAAGGTTAGCTAAATTTTTAGCAGATATTCTTTTACCCTCTGCTAATCTTCTTTGCATATTTGCAATTCTTGCTGTTCTTCTTCTAGAAGATCTTGCAGGGTCAGTATAATATCCACCTAAAGCATTTTGTTTATTTAAATCTGATGCATTATAACTTCTACCAAATTCATCAACTATAGTACCATCACCAGATAATTGTCTGTCTTCAAACATATTACCTAATCCACCTAATAAACTCATTGCGCCAGATCCAACTATTCCAGGAAGATTCATAGCCATAGCTGCCCCTGATCCTAATAAATTTTTAGCTGACATTCCTTTGTCTACTGCAAAATCTCTCATAGAACCTATTCCATCTTGCATAGCACCTCCAAAACGTTGAAACATATTTTGTGATGGTTGTATGTTAGGATTCATAAAAGCACCTGGATCCATTTCTAAATCCATACCTTGAACGTTAGTTCTTGAGATTGCGTCTCCATAACTTGGTAGTTGAGAAAAATCTCTATCAAAATTTCTATTTGTTGTAGGACTTATTGTGTTTTGAGCCGCATTTAACGCAGCAAAATCTTCTGGACCCATATTAACTTCACTTGCATTTGCAGGTGTTGAGTTTAAAGTCATTAAAGCTGCTTGAACAGGTAGACTACCGAGTGTAGTTAATCCTTTTATAGCATTATTTTTTAAAAATCCTAAACCTTCAGATCCTATTTCTTTTAATACACCCCCTGGACCATATTGTCCTAAATCATATCCTGCTTTTATAACTTTTCCAGGATAGTCTAAATTACCCATATAATTAGAAATAGTTTTTCCTATATTAATTTTTGAAGGATAATTTTTTAATGTAGATTTGGGAACTAAATAAGAATTTCCAGATACCCCTGCATTAGTATAATTTCCTGAAGGTAATCCTGTAACTTTATTTTGAAATCTATTAAATCTACCAGACTCGTTTACATAATTTGATGGAACTTGTGTAGAAAGTATTTTTCCTGTTTTTCCTGCATATTTTTCAGCTACTGGTAAATCTGTAGTATAATATTGACCAGCTAGTTTGCTTAATTGATTAGTTGTTAAACCTTGCGTGGATCCTCCCATAATAGTTGGAGTTCCTTGATTTGCCATTTGTAAATAACGAGAAGGACCAAACATAGGTTGACCTCTATATAACGTAACTAAATCTTTATTAATTATATTCTCAGCCATTATACTAATCCACCGTCCGCGAATCTCGGTTCTGCTTTAGATGACAATTCTAAAATTTTACTTATGTAGTTTTCCCAAAAAGACATATCATATTTAATGTTATTCATTTCTAATTCTTGTTTAATTGATTCTATAAAAGCTTCGGGTTGATATGGATTTTTTTTAGCCACATCATTTGAGTACGTTAAAATGTTTGTTAATTTTTGTTCATCAACACCTAATGCTTCTAGATCATCAACGATTGCATTTCTAATTCTGCTGCTTTCATTTTGAATTAACTCCCCATACGAATCATAGCCTTGAAATTCTTCTTGAAAATATCTTGGTCCATTGTCCATTATCTTTTCATCAAGTTCTGATAAAAACTCTTGTTTTATTTTTGTATCCGCTCCCATATCCGCGGCTCGCGCTAAAGTAGTCGCGGCTCGTTTGCCTTCTGCCACGTCTGTAATTTTTGCAACGTCCATTACATCTTCATTCTTTATTCCAGCTTTACGCATCTCTCTCATAAAGCCAGCTAGATCGTCTCGTTTAATTTCTTCTGACAGTCCACCTTTAGGGTATAGCGAACCGACGCCTTTGTCTAAACCTAATTCTTTTATTGCATCTGCTCTTCTTTGATCAAGAGTTTTAGGTCCTTTTTCTGTTGTTTTAACTAAATCTGAAAATGGATTATCTGTTTGCATTAAATTATCTTTTAAA